TATTAACGCTGATATACAAGGCGGTTTAGCAACTATTCGTAATAGAGTCAGAGCACTGGTAACTAATAGTGGTTATGCTCAAGGTATTATCTCTACCTTAAAAAATAATGTTATAGGTGAAAGAGGTATACAAATTAATGTACAAGGTAAAGATTCAAATGGCTCTTTAGATACTACAGCTAACTCATTCATTGAAGATTTATTCGGAGAGTGGGGAGAATACGGTAATTGTACAGTAGAAGGTAATATGGATTTTGTTAAACTCCAAGAGCTTATACTAAGTACTGTAGCTGTAGATGGTGAATGTTTAGTCTTTATTAGAAGAGGCTCAAATTTTGGTGATTTTAATTTCCAGTTAGAAGTATTACCTACAGATAATCTAGATGAAAATTATTATAGTACCCTTACAAACGGTAACATAATCTTTCAAGGTGTAGAGCTAAACCCTTACTTTAAACCTGTGGCTTATCATTTATGGCAATACTCTTTAAATGACCCAGCTCAAAGACTTATAGGTCAGAATAAAAGATTACGAATATCAGCAGAAGATATTATTCATATATACGACATCAAATCTCCTAAACAAGTTAGGGGCTTTTCTTGGTTAGTTACAGCAATCTTACCTTTACATCATCTACAAAAGCTTAACGAGTACGAACTACAAATGGCTAGGGTAGCAATCCTTAACCAAGTCTACTTTAAAATGCAGAAAGGTGAGAACTGGGAACTAGGTGAAGATGAAATAGAAGCTGCTGGAATGATTAACAGGGATTTATATCCTGCTGGAGTAGAAGTGTTACCTCCTGGGGTAGATGTTCAAAGTGTAGACTGGGATTCTCCTAATAATAACCTAAATGATTTTAAGAAAAATATTCTTAGAGATATTAGTAGTGGTATAGGTGTTTCTTACAATACCATAGCAAGTGATTTAGAAAGTGTTAATTATTCATCTGCTAGGTTTGGCTTCTTAAACGATAAAATTAATTATTCATCTAAGCAACGATGGTTCATTAATATCTTTTTTAAGAGAGTCTATCAAGAATGGCTAAAGATGCAATTACTAACAGGTAAAGTACCATATGGTATTGCTAAGTTTGATAAATTCAAAAAGGCTAAATACTCTGGTAGAAACTGGCAATCCATAGACCCTATCAAAGATGCTAATGCTTCTAAGATACAACTAGCCTTAGGATTAACAACCTACTCTGAACAGCTAAATTCTCAAGGATTAGATTTTGAGGAAGTACTATCAGAACAGATAAGGGAAGCTATAGCCATTAAAAATGCTTACCAGAAAGCGGGGCTAATCCCTCCTACTCCTATTTTTTATGACAACAAGGTAGATAATGGAAAACAATAAAGAATATCGAAATATAACCTTACGTAAAGCTGATATTAAAGATAATAGAATCACAGTCTCATTCTCCTCAGAAGAACCTTATTTACGTAGCTTTGGCTATGAGATTTTAAGCCATGATGAAGGAGATTATGATTTCTCTTTTTTAGATTCAGGTAATGCTCCTTTTTTACTAGACCATAATCCAGAGTGTGCAGAAGAGCATATAGGCTTAGTAGAATCTGCTAAAGTAGATAATAAAAGAGGTATTGCAACAATCCTATTATCTTCAAACCCAGATAAACAAGGAATAGTAAAAGACATACAAACAATTCGTAAAAACATTTCTGTAGGATACTACCTAACTTCCAAGGAACAGGTAGGTACTTACGAAGACAACAAACCAATCTTTAAATGTAAATGGAAAGCATTTGAGATTTCAAGTGTAGCTATACCCGCAGATACTACTGTAGGTACTAATAGAGCTACTTCCGAAGACTTAGAAGTTGGCACTTCTGTATCACTTGATTCTGTGGGAATAGAATCTAAAACATCCTTTAAACAACAAACCCCCTTAGAGATTATAAAAATGGAAAAACAAGAATTAGAAGTAAAATCAATTGAAGCTCCAGCTACTGCTTTAGAGGTATTAGCATATACTAAAAGATTCGGCTTAGAGTCAATGAATGAAGATTTGATTAGAAGTGCATCTACCCTTTCAGAAGTTAAAGAAAAGGTATTAGAAGCAGTAGAAAAAAGAGCTGCTGAAACTCCTGTAATTATCACAGCTCCTGCTGTTCATACACGTAAGCAAGAATCTTTCTCAATTGCTAAAGGTATCCGTGCAGCTTCTAGCGGTGATTGGAGTGAAGCAGGTTATGAGCGTGAGATGTCTCAAGAAAACGCTAAACTCTCTGGTAAGCACTTTGATGGTCGTAATATCTTTATTGACCCTAATATGCCTATGGGACGTGCTGCTACTGTTGCTGGTACTGGTACAGGTGCTGAGTTAGTTGGTACAACCTTTAGACCTGATAGTTTTATCAGCATGTTGTATGCAAAGACCCTATCAGACAAATTAGGTGTAACTAACATGTTGGGCTTGGTTGGTAATCAACGTATTCCTGTAATGACTAGCGGTGTAGCTGCTCAATGGGGTACTGAGGTACAAGCACTTACTAATAGTGATATTGGTACTGGTAAAATTGATTTAACACCTAAAGACCTTACTGCTAAGAGTTCATTCTCTCGTCAATTGATGGTTCAAGGTTTACCTGCTGTAGAAGCTATGATTACTGCTGATATTATGAAACAGCTTTCATTAGCTATTGATACAGCTTTAATTGGTGCTCAAACTCAAATCCCTAACGCTCCTGTAGGTTTAATGAACCTTACTACTATGGGTGTTGCAGGTGCTCAAACTGTTGTAGCTGCTGGCGATTCTGCTAACGGTTCTGCTGCTCTTACTTGGACTGATATTAATAACATCATTAAGCTAGTTGATAATGCTAACGCTTTAGACGGTTCTTTGAAATTCGTTACTAACCCTAAAGTAGCTGCATTGTTAAAGAGCACTGTTAAAGCTGCAAGCACCGCTGTTTATTTGATGGGTGATGATTCTAAAGTAGCTGGTTATGATGTAGTTACTTCTACTATTGTTCCTTCTACCTTCACTAAAGGTACTTCAACTGGTATTACTTCTCCATTAATCTTTGGTAACTGGAATGAAGCTATTGTGGCTCAATGGGGTGCTATTGAGTTGGTAGTAGACCCATATTCTGCTGGTGATAACTCTCAAATTGTTGTAAGAGCTTATACCTTTGCAGATGCAGGTTTTAAACATACTGGTTCTTTTGCTAATACTCGTGGTATTTTGGCTGGTTAAGCTTAATTAATTTTTATAAGCTTATAAGTTCTGTAGTGATTATGGGGCTTATAAGCTTATAGCTTAAGGATTATTATTATGATATTTACAGAAAACGACTTAAGCGCAATCCTTGAACCGTTTGAGATAATAACTATAGCTAATAGAGGTACAGATTCAGAATACATTCTTAAAGGTGTTTTTGATAATGCTTATAAAGCTTATGATGGATTAGGGGAAATTAGTGTCTCTACTACCTCAGCTATCTTAAGGGTAAAGGATTCTGATATTACTAATGCTTCATTAACCTTTGATAGCAGCTTATTCTTAGAAAACAAAACTTATAGAATCTCTGATATACAAGATGATGGTTGGGGATATTCAAAGTTGATACTTAAAGACACTACCACTAAAAATAATGCAACATGGGAGAGATAGTTGAGTACTAAAAGTGAAATTATAAATCTCCTAAAATCAGGACTTACTAAAACTAAGGTATACGATACTCTTGTAGAACCTTCTGCTGATTCACAATTACCTCTTATATCTGTACAAGTTGTAGACGTTAATTATAGCTTAGAAGGTAGAACTACCTACCGTACCTCTGAAAAGATTAGTGTAGCGGTTACAGTTCAATCAGTGGATAACTATATAACCCTCTTAGATGAGATAGTGACTTACTGCATTGCTACAGTTATTACTAATCCTATTTTTATCAGTAAATTTGAGAGTATGCCTAACTTTGGTATTAAATATTTTAACTCTTCTGGAGATAATACTACTACCAATTATAGCATAGCAGATATTACTTTTAGCTTTGAGTATAGCACCTCCTTTGAACCTTTAGTTGAGGCTAATTTTGATAAAGTACATATTAACCTTGATATGATTTCCCCATCTGATATTAACTTGTTTACTAGTAATCCTTTGGACTACCTAAATAAACCAGATGGAAGAATTGATGCAACCTTAGAAAAAATATATTCATGATAGTAGACCTAACAAACAGAGCAATTAAGATACCTCATCCCTCAGTCACAGATAGAACTCTAGAATTTCCCATAGAAACAAATAATGTAGATTATTCAACTCAGGAACTCTTAGCTCGAATGGTAA